CTTTTATTTAGCTTTACGTCTGGTAACGTTAACCTTTTTCTTGGGTGCTTTTTTCTTAGGTGCTTTGCCACCTTCCCATGCTTCGTTAACGTCTGGTGTAGATTTGTCGTCAGCTTTGTATCTACCCTTAACAGTTCTTGCTCGCTTGGGTGTCTCCCAAACAGTATCCTTTCTCCAATCCTTTTCAGTTGGTTTCTTGGGTTTAACTTCTGGTTGTGGAAATGAAAACCATTTCACAAACCATTCTTTGATTGTCATTTTAGGCATGATTATTTCTCCTATCTTTTATTACCTGTTTTTCCACTTCATAATCCAACAAGGCATCTTCCTGTTCACGCTTCATACGTATAAGTTTATATACATACTGACGTGAAACACCTACAAGCTTGGCTATCTGATTGCCATTCAACCCATCCTCATGTAAACCAAAGATGGCTTTAGTTCTTTGTCTGCCATCCGCAGAGTTAGGTTCTTTGCAATAGCTATCATATTCCTCACGTGGTAGGTTAAGTGATAGTTGGTATCTTATTGTGGAAACTGGTATTAGGAGAACGTTAGCTATTTCTGCCAGTGTATCCCCATCCTTGCGTAAATCTATGGCTTGATCAAGCCAGTATGGACTCTTATTTCTTCTAGGCATCAGTGAATGTTCTCTCTTTCTCTAGCTTGATCTGCTTCTAGTTGACGCAGTATTTTTACTTGTTCATCAAACCATTCTGATTGTTCTCCGGCTAATATCTGCTTAGCTACTAAGTATTGGTCGTGATTAGCACCAAATAATAAAGGGTTTACATTGTAACGTCTGGCTATACCAAAGATTTCTTCCAATTCTTTTTCTCTTACTTTGACGTGTGCTTCTCCTTCTTTTGCGTATCCGGTCACGAAAACCATTTCTTGCTCTGCAAGCCTATGCTTAATGTCTTTGTTGTCATACCACTCGCCTGTTTGTACGCTTGTGTATATCTGTAGTTCTCTTTTATCACGTTCAGATAAAGCTGACATACCTGTATCAAAGTTTTCTCTGCCGGTAACCTGTACGTGCTTGGGTTGGATAATGATTTCGCTTTCTGATCTCTCTTGATAGGCGCATATCACATCATTCTTTAATGCTCTACCCCAAAGGACTATAGCAACACCATCTAATGCCATGCGTGTAGAAAACTTTTTGGCAATTTGATAATCAGTTGTCCATGAAAATCCATGCTCATTGAAGCCATGACACCCACGATAGATGGTCATTTCATTTGGTAATACTTCGTATAGTTTTCGGGAATCTGTCGGGAGTCTGTTTAAACGTTCTGGGCTTTCCATCCTAGCTGAGTGGGTTTTACGTTCAAACATTTCATCTATCAAGTGTATGTCTTGACTAGGATTTTCTGACTGCATGTATAGGGAGTGAAATAATTCCCAGAACACAGCGTGTGATAAGCCTTCGTGCATATCATACAAAGCCTGTATTCTATAAGGCTTGTCAATAATCCATATAAATTTATTTATATCTGTAAGAATTTTCTTATCTTTCTTATTCATAATTTATTCCAGTAAGTGCATGACTAGGGTTAGAGGTTGCGTATTTTTATTCTAACTTTGGTTAACTGCAACACCTAGCCATGCTTTATTAGTGAGGACATGGGAGAAAAATATAAACCACATGCCCTCGTAAACCTTATTTAACATAGGGTTATCATATACTATTGTAACCTCTATGTTAAATGCTTGGTGTGTTGTACTTGCCTAAGAGGTAATCATGGTGTTGCTTTGCAACCACGACTCCCCATAGACAGTTACTTTCAAGTGACCGGTGTAACCAATCATTTGTAGCATTTAAACGTTGCTTTAGCTTAGACCTTTGCTCTAAAGAGTCAAAGTCTATATCTATTTCCATTGGCTTTGTTCGCCAGACAGTCAGCTTTTCCGGTGTGGTTTTCATATTGAGCAACCTATACTTGATTTGGTATCAATACTTTTCTGTAAGAAAGAGATCAGTTCTTGCCTACGTTCTTCAAAGTATTCAACACACTGTTCGTGTGTCCACCCTTCATCTTCGTATGCACCCTTTGCAAATTCTTTATCAACCTTTAGGTCTGCACCCTCAATGACATCAAGGAATTCCTGTGCCATTTGCGGAGACATGTCGCCCTCATCATCTATGTACTTGGACACATCATCCCACCAAGACAAGCCTAATGACCACAACAAACTGCCATGATTGTAGCTGTCTCTGTAATAGACCTCGCCACTATAAAGCTTGTTAAATAGTTCTCCGACTTCTTCCTGTGCTTTGTTTGCTTCATCACTACCTTCTGGTAGTGCGTTTCTTTCCTCTATTTTTTTATCAAGTTGAGGACTGTACTTGAGTCTGTTTTTTTCAAACGACTTGTTCATGTAAAGGTCTGCACCCATATCATTACTCCTTGTTGTTGTTAAAATTATTATTAAACACCTTGTTTCTGGCATATGCCATAACTGTCTCTCTTAGAGAAAGGTTTTTTGAAACTGTCCAAGACTTTCCTTTCTCCTTTGTCTCTTGGTAATGTATATCCCCATTGTTATATGCAGTTTCAATGACTCCATTGTTTACGTGTATATACTTTACTTTCTTCGACCACTTCTCTGCTTCTTGTTCAAGCCTAGCTTTTTCCACCATGTCTGTGTACTCGGTCATGGTACTTTCACTAGGCTTACACCTACCTCACGTAACACTTCCATAATCTTGTTATGTGTATGCAAGTTAGGTTCTTTTCTAAAAGCATAGGTGCATGAGTTCTCTAAATCTTTAGCAGTTATGTTTATGCACCCATCAGTTTCAAATTCTATGGTAAGAGTTATCTTACCGCTTGGAAATCCTTGCTGTTCCATACAGTTCTCCTTATTCCAGTTCAAAATTAGTTAGCACAGCACACGTACCCACTACAATATCGTTAGCTACTTCGTAGCCATGCTTAGCTTTAAATTCATCATACATAAGCGTAGCTTCAAGGTTTACAGGCAAGCCATATATCTTACCTTCTTCATTGATAATTGCATGACGTTCCTCGCCTTCATCATCAAGCACATGTATGAGTTCAATCATGTCTCTGTGTTTACCGGCAGAAATCCAAGACTTCATTTCATCTAGGCTAGGATACTCGTCATAGTGTAGCTTGTAGTCCTCAATGCTTAGTTCCTCGTTATTATCAACGGCTTCTGCGTAATCCCTTGAGCCAGTTTCAATAGGCTTGAGTATTCTCACGACATATTTCTTGTCCTGTTTAAACACTTCCTCAAAGTTATCATCAAATGTTTTACTCATCATTCATCCCCCACTCTTTCGCCACCGCCTTGACTGTAGGCAAGCAGAGCGCAGACACCAGTACCAAGACCGGAAAAGAATGCGAACAAGCCACCGCCTGTCGAGCAGTAGTACCCATTAGCTATATACATGCCGATACCTATACAAGCACATGCCAGTACACCTAAGATAAAAGTTAACGTAGTTCTACTCATCTTAATGCACCACCCTGTTATTATCATCTTCTTGTATTGATGAAAGGAAATCAGCAAAATCTTCTACGTTTCCCCTCGTCATGTCTCCATTCTTTAACATCTGATTAGCTATCCCCTCAAGGTCAGCGAAGTTATCAAGAGAAAATTGTAAATTTTCCTTCAACCACTCCGGACTGGTACGTATTAAGGCATGAACAAGTGTGCTTGTTATCATGGCGTGCATTACTGCACCCAAATCAAAGCCTTCCTCAACACTAAAAGTGTAGCCGGAAAGGTTTGCCACGTTGTTTATCGCATGATGTATGCACTCAAACATAGGTTGTACGTCTGCATCTTTATCTTTAGGCTTAACGTTGATACGTTCTGCCATGTCTTTGACTTCTTTAGTGAAGTCTCTTTCTGAAATTTTCTTTTCAGTTTTCTTTTTCTTATTCATATTTTTCTCCCAAATTAAATAAGCTGTTTATATTATAAACACATGTCAACAATGAGTTCAATCACTGTTTACAGTGTCCCCTTCTATCACGAAGTCTTTTAATTGTGTGATCGCATCCCACTTCTTGCGAGGTATGCGCCAACCACGTTTGTTACCGGCACTAAGCTTGATACGTACCCACTTGTAACCTATGTGGGTTACGAGGAAGTACCTGTGTCCACAAGGACACCCCTTTAATTGAT